TGTGTGTTTGATAAACTCTTTTATTGGCTGCAAATATATATCATATATTTAATATATGAAATGTTAGTATTCGTTTTTTTTAATTATTTCATTGATTGATTTGTAATTATCTAAAATATCGACAGTTGCGGTTATGAAAAATAAATGGGTTTAATAAACGCACATTTGAAATAATTTATATCTTTACCGCAAATTAATCAATTTGGATATGAAAAAGAAACTTTTAGAAGCGTTAAAAAACAAATTTGTGGGTGTTGACGAGGCCATTCTGGAGAGAATTGCAACTAAAAAGACGGAAGGTGTGACGGATGAAAGTCAGATTACGGGAATTGTAGACGGCATCAACTTTCAAGACGTAGTTAAATCCTATGGGGACTACCGGGCTAATGAAGCAAATGTTTCCTCTATTAAAAACTATGAGGAAAAACACGGTTTAAAGGACGGGAAACCTATAACAGCAGGTGGTGAAGGTGCAGATGGTAACAAGGGAGTTAAGACGAGTTATACAACGGAAGAGTTGGATAGCTATTTTACTTCAAAGTTGGAAGCTGCAATTAAGCCTTATAAGGATGAGATTGAAACTCTTAAAAAAGATAAGAGCCAGACTGATCGACAAGCTACCATATCCAATGCGATGAAGAAACTGGGATTAACCGAGGATGAAATGCAGTTCGTTACAGTACCGGATGATAAGGAGCCAGAAGAATATCTGACTGGCTATAAGCAACATCTTATTACAAAAGGCTTGAAACCTGCAGAAGACAATGGGTCGCAAGCGTCTGATTCACAGGTGCAGGATGCTGTGGCTGCTGACTGGTTGAAATCTTTAGGTGTTCCAGAATAGAACGTTTAATGTTTAATTTACAAATGACATGAAATTTAGAAAAAAGCAAGTTGGTGGATTTCGTCCTATCTGTACTGGTTCTCCGGCTATCGGAGTAGTAGGTGGATTTAATCTGAACAAGGAGAAGGTCAACTATCCGGTTGGCGTTATTATTCCTTCTGCTTCTCTTGCCGAGTATGATGAAACATCGTCCCGGCAAGTTGTCGTGTTGAAAGCATCCCGTGTTGTAGCTATTGATGCAACTGATGCGAAGAAAGTCTCTTTGCAAAATGATGAATTCCTTTCTCCCATTTTCATGGTAGGGGATCATGTTGCAATGAACGATTCCGGAAACTTTGAGGATACTGTAAGTATCACGAAGATTATTAATGATCGTAACGGCTTTGTTGTCGTGTTTGATAAAGCTATTGCTGGCTTGAAGGTTGGTGATGCTTTGTTTGAAGTGATTGAAGGAATTGCAGAGGGTGAAGGTAAAGCTCCGGCTGTTTTCCCTATTGAGCATCCGCAAGGAATTACTGTGGGGGCTGAACCGATGGGAACTTATATCGGCCTTGACGAGGTATCTGTGGATGTTGCTATTAATTCTAAGGGAGAAATGTACTACAAAAGACGTATTCCCCCTATTCCGGAGAAGTTCATTCAAGGAATGTGCTTGAAAGACAACCCCAACATTCAATTCACTGATTCTTACTAAGAAAGGAGGCTATAAATGAAATCTATTTTTTCGACTTTTAAAATCAATGACGTAAAAACAGGGAAGCCTATTGACTTGATCGGCACAATGCAGATCATGTTTGATAAAGCAACTCTGGAAAATAAAACGCTTTGGGAACAGACCTACGTTGATCGTTGGTTCGATTTCCGTCCTCCTCAACTAGGTTTGACTGCCGAAGGTATAATGGGGAAATATAGTGTTCGTATCCGTGCTTCTATCATCGGAAACGATGCTGATACTCCATTACGCGCTGGTAGAGGGTTTGAACTGTGGAACGGTGAGATTCCCCGTGTAGGACACAAGTTCAAAACGGATGCGAAGACATTGCGTACCATGCTGATGGTTTACGAAAATAATCGTATTAATCCCGTTCAGAAGTTGAAGGAAATTCAGAAATGTTTGTTCGGTGATTACAAAGATGCTTATCTCGGTTGCAAGGATGTGGCGGATGAAATTATTCTGAAAGCACTCTCTGGTGGTGGTATGGCTATTTTCGACCCGGCTATCGATAATCCGGAAGGACGTAAGTATCTGGTTGATTATGGTATGCCAGAAGAAAACAAACAGATGGTTGATTCTGATAAGGAATGGACCGAGGAGAATATTGATAATGTGGCTATTGATGCAGTACGTATTCTGCAGAAGATTGTTTATGAGTATGCCAATAAAGGCGTTACTTTCGAAACATTGTTGATGGCTCCTGTTATCAAGTATTGGATGATGCGTAGTATCGGTTTACGTACTGGCTATCTTGGTAAAGATAAGAATACTCGTTCTCTGACAGAGGATGAATTCTCGGCTTATCTGAAATCCATGAAGATTCCTAATATCATCGAAATCAATAAACGGACTGCTTACCAGAAAGACGGTATTTCTACCAATATCAATCCGTGGGATGATAATGTAATTGTATTTATTCCTAAAACGGATGATGGTAAGCTTGGTGAAGTACAACCTGCTTTCGAGGACAATGCTATTATGCCAGACCCATCTGTTCAATACACAGATGCAGGAGATGGCATTCGTATTGCAAAATGGACTACAGGCGAATCTACAGGACAACAGGCTGCGGAGTATACACAAGGCTCTTGGCGTGCAGTTCCTATCATCTCATGTATTAACGCTATCGTTAATCTTAAAGTTAGAAACACGAGTGTTCCATATCCTGACGGAGAAGAAATTCCTGTTGGTTAAAAAAGTGTTGTATGAAACTTATAGCAATTAAAACATTTCGTGATAAAGAAACTGGTGGACTTTATCAACCTGGCACAGTAATTAGTCATTTCGACGAAGAGCGTGCAAAAGATGTGATTAAGCGTAAATTAGCGGTAGAGGTGAAGACTTCTAAAGTTGTAACTGACATTGATCTATCTAAAGGAGCTAAAGAGGTTATTTCTTTGGTAGTTTCATTCACCGATGTTGAGAAACTGAATGAGTATCTTGCATCAGAGAATGCGGCTGAAAAACCTCGCTCAACTGTCGTTGATGCTATTCAGGCAAGACTTGAAGAATTGAAGAAATGACAAATTCGGAGGTATTCATAGCTAAGTGTTTGCACTACAATCCTTCTCCGTTAACGGTGAAAGATTTGTTGGATGATGTGGGGTTGAAACCGGAAGACGATTGCACAGATAAGAGGAAAGTTGTGTCTGCCGTACTTTCCTACTTATCAGGAATGCGTACCTTGTCTTCTGAAAGTGAGGCTGATTGTTCCAACTCGTATGATATTGTCGGCTTGACAAAGCACATATCGATGCTTTGCAAACAGTTTAGTTTCGATACCTCCGAGTTTCTTTCTGGTGATGTGACAGAGATTGAGGACGGTTCTTGTATGTGGTGAGTGATATGTGGTATGAAGATAAAATAGAGTTGTATGTTCCAGGTGAAGGCTCCCATGATGAGAACTTTAATCCCGTGCGGATTCCGGAATCATGGTTTCCCCTTGGAGACTGTAAGATTCACGGGAATTCGTCTGCAAAGACTGTTCCGGCTGCCGATGGAAAAGACTTCGTCTATAGCTATCAGATTACAATGTATGTTCCTGCGATTATCCCGGTGCTGAATGACAAAGTGCGCATAACTAAAGCTGACGGTTCTATTTCCCAAAAGGTAATGACGGTTGCCGGTTGTGGCACTACGAAAAGAAAGTTGAGCATATTTTTATGAGTTGGAAACGAACAGGAGATTGGGATAAGGTTCCGTCTATATTAGAGGAAGCGGTTAAACGTGTTGAGCGGGCGGTGCTTTTCAATCTCTATGTAATTGGTGAAGGTTCAGTAAATCATGCTCGTGAACATGGCACTTATAAAGACCGTACAAGCAATTTGCGCAACTCAATAGGTTATGTGATTGCTTATGATGGTGAAATCATAGAATACGGCTTTAAAAAGAGTGCAGAGATAACAGACAAAAAGGCTTTTCTTGCTGACTATAAGATTCAAGAGATGATCGGTGATTCGGGGTTTGATTTGATAATTGTAGCAGGTATGAATTATGCCAGACCTGTAGAGAACCGGGGATATGATGTACTATCATCTACTGAAAAGTATTTGAAACGGGAGGTGCAGACTAAAATTAGGAGGATTCTTTCTAAAGCAGGATTTAATCAATGACAGGACAACAGGCTATAACTGAAATTTGTAAGATGCTCACTACTGGAAATGTTGGCGTTCAGATATTCAAGAATAGGAGGAAGAATAATTTTTCCGGCTCTGAATATATTGTAGTCAATCATCTTCCGTTTCCGCAAGAAAGCGGACTGCAGGAAGGCTATGCTAATATCAACATCCATGTGAAAGATATCGATACAGGAGAGCCGGATAGTGGAAGAATAGATCAGATTTCAGCACTTGTTTTACCCCTGTTCAAAGAAACGAAGGATGCCGAGGAGAATGCTTTCACTATCCGTTTGGGTGCTGAATTCTCTCTCTATGATGATTCGTTCTTTCCGGATGAGGACGGAACGAGTTACCAGAATTTTAAAATTAAAGTATTGTATTATAATTAAAATGGTTAGTTATGTCAAAAACTGCGGTATATGGTATTGAATACCTGAAATTAGCTCCGGCTCTTGAATCCGGAGAAACAGCCGGAACTTATCCGGATTTTGAGAAGGAAGCTGTTAAGTTTCTTGTTACGGCAATTGTGAAAGATTCTATGTCTTTCAACGACCAAGCCCCCGGTGATACGGATATCGAGGTCGAGGATATGAATACTCTCTATGCCTCTCTTCCTTCGGATGTCGGTAGCGAGGGCTTCACAGTCCAAACTTACGACATGGGTGAGGAAGCCTACAAATATCTAATGGGATATACAAAGAAAGAAGAGTGGAATGAAGAAACGCCTGGTTTCTCTCTCGCTAATCAGGGCGTGGAGTTGAAAACGAAAGATTTTCAAGACTTCCCTTCTCGTATCTTCCAATGGGCTCGTATGAAGGTGAAAGTTACCAAAACAGGAAGCATCGGTAAATCGGGGTTCCCTAACTTCAATCTTGAATTCAAGAAACTTGCCAACCTTAATAAAGAAGGCAAGGAGGTAAGCGGTGCAAGAAATAAAATCTATACGGCACCAGTCGTTCCGGAAGGATAAAAGGGAGCGGAATAGTTCAGTTGGTAAAACGTTAGGTTGCGGGTTACTGCCTAAATGTCGCCGGTTCGAATCCGGCTTCCGCTGCATAGTTTTTAGGTGAAAAGATGATTGTTGAGATGTGAGTAGGGATAACAAGCATTGTGCATCATCGAAAAGGTTGTTGTAAATGTCCCGGTCATTACGGGCCGGGACTTTTTAATTTGAGGTAAAGATGGAAAAAGACAATGTACAAAAGCAAGTGGCCGACACTATTGCAGAACGCCCAATTTTTCTTTGGTTTGGTATGATTCCTTTCATGGTTAGACCATTGACGTTTACACAGTTGTTTGATATTGGTTCTATTTCGAAGGATATGAAGGAAGTAGACCAATCGAAACTAAATGGTCGGACAAGCGTGTCAGCCACTCTTGTATATTATGAAGAAGCGGATAGAATGTCTGATATTGCAGTAATGACGATCTTTCGTGCTACTTGGAAGAGAAAACTATTTGGTAAATTCATCAAGAAAAGATTAACGGTTCGCAAATACAAAAAATTGCAGGACTATATGGCACAGACTATGGATGCCACTTTTTTTTTAAGCACTATCATTTTCCTAAAAGGTCTAAACGAGACAACGAAACCGACGAATACACCAGAAGCGACAGCCCTTGGTCAACAATTAGCGGAGTGATGAAATACTACCGTATGAGTTATGAAGAGGTTGTCAACGAAAGGTCATATTCCAATATCATGTTACTCAATGCGGCTATTCCAGGTACTAAGCCAAAGGAAGAAAGAGAAGAAAAGGCAAAGGAACTTCATGCTAACGAATATTTTGCTCAATTTATGTAAAGATGGAGACACAGGGAACAATAGGTATTAAGGCTACTCTGGATATTTCTGAAATGCAGAGAAACGTTCAGAAATACGTTCAGAATATTGATATGATGCAGGACCATACAGATACAGCTAGCCAGTCTGTTGCCAGGTCTTTCTCGCAGATGAAGGCTGCCGGTATGGCTTTCTTATCTATTGATATGGCGAAGCGTCTCGCTTCTGAAATGGTTTCAGTATATGGGACATTCCAACAGCTTGAAATCAAATTTACCTCGATGCTCCAGTCGGGGGAAAAGGCTCAAAAGTTGATGAGTGAGCTCGTTAACTTTGCTGCTACTACTCCTTTTGATTTGAAAGGTGTTTCTCAATCTGCTACACAGCTTGTCGCATACGGGACGGCTTCCGAAGATGTTATAAACAAACTTACTCGTTTAGGGAATATTGCGGCCGGATTAAGTCAGCCTATTGGTGACCTTGTGTATCTTTATGGTACAAGCATGACCCAAGGCAAACTAATGACGCAGGATTTGAATCAGTTTGCCGGACGTGGTGTGCCTATTTTCTCCGAACTAGCAAAGGTTATGGGAGTGAATAAGGATGAAATCAAGGATTTGGCGGCAGAAGGTAAGATTGGTTTCGACAAGTTAGAGCAGGTTGTTGATAACCTGACTAATAAAGGGGGAATGTTCTTCAACCTCATGCAGGAACAATCTAAATCCGTATCCGGTAAAATTTCTAATATTGGTGATAATCTTGATATGATGTTCAATGAGATTGGACAGGAAAGTGATGGGGTTATTAATGCGGCTTTGGATGGAACTGCTTATCTGATTGAGCACTACCGGGAAGTTGGTGCCGCTCTTGCTGCCCTTGTTGCTTTGTATGGGGTCCAGAAAGCTGCTATTATTGGAGTTGCAGCGGTTCAGAACACGGTTACTGGTATTAAGTATACTGCCGAGATAGCGGAACTTTCAAAATTAATTCCTGCGAAAGAGAAGTTCGCAAATGCAGATTTGGAACAGGCCGTAGCAAGTGGAAGATTAACACAGGCAAAAGCAGAATTGATTGCATCTATGCGTGTGGAAGCTGCCGCAAATGTGGAATCTTTGCGTTTAAAAGCATTACAAGCTAAAGCACAATACGAAGAGGCTGTCAATACAGCGGGGCTTGCTGCTGCCAATCTTGAAGCAGCTGAACTAGAAGTAGCAGCGGCTAACATGAAATATAATTCTGCATTAAGAACTGGTAATGCTAGAAGTATAGAAAATGCAGAGACACAACTTGCAATAGCGGAGAGCAATAGATATTCTGCATCAAAACAACTTGAAGCGGCAAGAACAAATGTAACGACAGCCTACACAAACTCTTCGACTGCAAGCAAAGTGGCAGAAACTGCAGCTACTCAACTTAATACAGTGTCTCAAAATGTTAATACGAGATCAACAAATTTTTTGGCTGTCGCTAAGACGAGATTAGCTGCGGCATCAAAAGCGTTAGGTTTGTCAATGCTTACAAATCCTTATGTATTGGCTGCGGCTGCTATAGTTGGGTTATCTTATGGAATCTATAAACTTATTACTTATCAGACGGATGCGGAGAAGGCACAGGTGAAATTGAATAAGCGTATACAGGAATTCAATTCAGAAACGAATGCTGAACAAGCAGAAATAGATCGGTTATTCGGCAAACTAGATAAGGCTAAGAAAGGTACAGAAGATTACGATGATGCAAAGAAATCTATTTTAGATAAGTATGGTGAATACTTGAAGGGTTTAGGTGATGAAAAAAACGCTTTAGATGATGTTGCGAGAGCATATGGGGCTGTTAGTGCGGCCGCTAAACAGGCGGCACTTGATAGAGCTATTGCGGATTCTCATTCTACAGCTCAAAAAGATTGGGCGGATAAACAGGGTGAACTTACTGGAGATTTGGAAAAAGCTATTCGAGATTCGGATAAGTTCAGAAACAAGAAAGGCTCTGAAAGGGAGATTGCTGCAATTATGCAGATGATAAAGAATGATTTGAAATCAGGTGGTGGGTTATCTTCTGAAACTCAAAAAATAGTAGATACATTAACTAAAGAGTTTACAACCTCTACTACTATTGCTCCGGGCATATCAACAGAGGAAACAAGAGTAGGAAATGATGTTCAGATTTATATTGATCGCATGATTGCGAATAACAAACTGCTTGAGAATACTTATAAAGATATTCATGATAAATTAGGTTATGATACTAATGAATATATCAATCTGACAGCCGAACAGATTGCAAAAGATATAGCTATGTATGAGGCTGCTCTTGAACGCTTCAACAAATCAGGAAAGAAACAAGTTGTTATCAAACATGATGGCTCCGTCAGTAATCTTATGGGGGAAGGGGAGATGCTGAATAATATTCGTTTGTTGAAAGAAGCGCAAAAGAATCCCAAAGATGAAATCAAAGAGCCAAATGTCACGAAAGAGATTGGTGAAGCTACAAAGAAAGTTGCGGACCTCAAGCAGGAAATAGAAGATTTGCGGAGTGGTAAGGGGAAAGCTGATGTAGGGAAAACTATAAAATCAACTATTGAAGATAAAGCTAAAGAATTGAAAGAAGCTGAATCCGCCTTGGCTACTCTAACCGGTGATGATAAGCAAACTGTTAACTCTAAAAAGAAGAAACAAGAAGAGGTTAATAAGTTAACAGTAGAGCAAGCCGAGCTCCAGCGGAAGATTGATGAGCAGAATCAACAGGATATAGAGAAAGCTGTACAGGCTGAACTTGAACTCTCTCAAGCTAAGATTGATGCCATGGACGAAGGTTTCAAGAAACAGCAGGAACAAATTCAACTTAATTATCGGAAAGCCAAAGCAGACAACGATCGTCGTACTGCTGAATATGTAAAGGACCAACAGGACACGGAGCGTAAAGAGTGGGAGAAAGAACATCCGAAGTATAAAGAGGAAGGCCTTGTTTTCGTTCCCAAAACAAAAACTAAAGAGGACCTTTCACAGAAGAAACAGGATACGCTAAATGAATATGATAAGGTTGCTGTTGAGACAAGGGAAAAGGCGGAAGCAACTTTATCCAAAGCTCTTTTGGAGCAGTACCAGAATTACACCGATGAAAGGCTTGCAATCGAGAAGAAGTTCAATGATGATATTGAAGCTCTTCGTATTCAAAGGGAGAAGTTTCAGAAGGAAGGCAAAACAGAGAAAGTTCAGCAGACAGACCGTTCAATAGCACAGGTTACAAAAATGAAGGGTGAATCCCTCATGGGGTTTGATTATGAACAGTTGAAAAAATCTCCGGACTATATACGTGCCTTTGAGAATTTAAAGGAAACGTCTACTGAAACATTGAATTCCCTTCTTACTCAATTTGAAAATGCAAAAAGTGCGGCAGCGCAAGTTTTGTCCCCCGATCAACTTCGCGAATATACGAGTACAATTCAATCCATCATGGACGAATTGGATTCCCGTAATCCGTTTCAGTCATTATCTGATAAGAAGAAAGAACTAGCAGAAGCGGAGGAAGAGCTAGCTAATGCACAAATTGAGTTAGAAAATGCCAAGGTAAAGGCCGAAGCAGTCAAAGGTGGTTCTAAGATTGAAAATGGGATTTCTTCATCCAAGTATAATCCTGCAACCGGTAAGATTGAATCTACAAAAGCTTATTTGTCCGAAGCGCAGGCACTTGATCTAGTAAAGAAGAAAACCGAAAAGTATAATGCGGCAAAAGATAAGGTTGTAAAAAAGGACAATCAGGTAAAGAAGGCGGAAAAAGAAGTTAGAACACAGATTTCGGAGTTAGCGGATACCATAGACGAACTGGGTAAATCGATTGGCGGTCCGGCTGGTGAGATTATTTCCCTTATTGGTAGTATTGGCTCATTTACAATGACTGCAATGGCAGGGGTTGAAGCTGCTGCCGATACCTCTGCTAATGCAATAAGTACTGTTGAAAAGGCATCTGTTATTCTAGCTATCATTGGTGCAGCCGTTCAGATAGCTATGAAAATCTTCGATATGTTCGGTAAGGACGATACGACCGAGAAATACGAGAAAGCGAAAGAAGCGTATGAATCCTATATCAATATCCTTGATCGAGTAATTGAGAAGCAACTAGAGCTAGCGGAAACTCTTACGGGAGACACGGCAAACGCTGTATATGAAGCAGCTATCGCCAATATAAAATTGCAAAGCGAGAATGCAAAAGTATTAGGTCGGCAGTATCTAAATTCAGGTGCTTCTGGAAAGTCTCACTCGAAAGGATATAGTGAGGTTGAAGATATGTCCGGTGAAGGCTGGAAACAAGCTGCAGAGGCATTAGGCATGTCCGTAAAGGAATTTAAAAATAAAATGGGTGGTCGTATGACCGGTCTATTTGATTTGACTGATGAACAACTTTTAAAATTGCAATCGGATGCCGGTATCTTCTGGTCCCAACTTGATTCGGACACGCAGAAATTTGCCGATCAAATTGCAAATGGTGTAGGGAAGGTCGCAGAGGTATTGGAACAACAAATAGCTGATACAACTCTTATTGATTACGATTCTCTTCGTTCAGACTTTCAGGACTTAATTTCTGATATGGATGCCGATTCGGCAGACTTTGCCGACAACTTCGAGGATTATATGCGAAATGCTATTCTCAATTCCATGCTTAAAGAAGAATATATGGACAGATTAATAGCGTGGAGGGAGAAGCTATATAATGCAATGGACGATGGGGTAACCGAAGATGAATATAACGATCTGAAAAAGGAAGGACAGAAGATTTCCGATGAGATGAAAGCAAAGCGTGATGCCATGGCAGAGATGTATGGGTGGACTACTGATGAGGATTCGGAACGCGAAGCATCAAAAAAAGGGTTTGCTTCCATGTCACAAGATTCTGCAGACGAATTGAATGGTAGATTCACAATGGCTAATGTTTTGATAGCAGACATAAAAACAGAGCTACAGTCTCATACTCTCATTTTCCAAGGTATCACTTCTGGTATTGGAGATATTAAAACCATATCTGCATCCATAAATGAAAACGTGAAAATTATCAAGGATAATATGAATACCATTGTTGGACACCTTTCGAATATTGATACTAATACAGCTAGATTGGAAGGTATAGAGAAGGATATGAAGTCGATGAAAGCAGGTATTGAAAAGATAAATGATAAAGGGATAAAGCTCGTAAGATGAAAGGAATTTGCTTTATAGATGGAGAGAATACATATACCACTCTCGGTATATTTATTATAAAAGGAAGCTATGATAATCTTATGGCATTTCCTCCTGCTAAAGAATCGGATGATAAAAATGATTGGCCGGAAGAAGATGGTATTGAAATAGATCTTTCTAGCTTGACGTTAAACACCTATGAATTGAGTATTGATTTTGCCTGTAAAGACGATCTGGGATTTAGTGGATTAGTTGCTGTTTTATCAGATATGGGATATCATGATTTTTATTTTCCTATTCTTGATAGAACCTATCGTTTACGTCTTTCCTCACAGAACAGTTATGCAATCTATCCGGGATTTCAGGTCGTGAAGATAACTTTCGCCAACGACTTCCCCCGCGAAGCAAATTATGAATACCAGGAACCTGTTTGTTCCATTCCTCTACCAAGGGGGTACGAAATAGATGATCGGGATTTATCGGAATATGGTGTAGTCATTTTGAAAGGTAGTAATGCTGAAATACTGAAAGCTCCGACGGTAAAGAAAAACCTATTGCAGAACTTCAAAAGGCAAGATGGTGCAATCTACGACGGTGAATATGTGAAGTTTCAGGCAAAGGAAGTTTCTTTAAAGTGCCTGATGCGGGCAACGGATATTCGAACTTTTTGGCAGAACTATGATGCCTTACTCTATGATCTAACTAAACTGACTACGAAGACCGATAATGAAGGTTACGAATATTCCGATGCGGAGAGGGTATTATACTGTGATGGATGGAGTGAAAGTTATCCTTGCTACTATAAAGATTGCCAGACAAACAATTTTATGTTAAGAGGTGGTGTCTGGTGGGAATTTACTTTGAATCTCGTGTTTACTTGCTTCCGGATCAGAGAAACGGAGTTTTTGCTTTCATCCGAAGCGGGCGAGTTCATTATAACAGAGGATGGAGAATTTTATATTGACTTAAATTGATTGCCATGCCATTAAAAAAGAAAAGAATATCAGAATTGAATGAAGCCAGCGACATGAAAGGCTTCTACACCATCGGTTACAGGATAGTAAACGGTGTCAAAACGAGCTTGAAATTCGGGCTAGAGAAGATTCAGACGGCATTAGATAATATGCTCAAGGCTACGAGTGATGCACAAACAGCAACTACCGATATGAGGCAGTTAGAAGCCACAGTTGAAGATAACGAATCGACTCGTGAAACTGCTGAATCCCGTCGCAATGCTTCCGAACAATCGCGACAAACGGCCGAGACTAGCCGTTCCCGTGAAGAGCAGGCCCGGGAAGCCGCTGAATCAGTTCGTATCACTAATGAAAATGCACGTAAAACCGCTGAAAGTGGACGCTCTACTGCTGAAACTGTACGGGATAATGCAGAAAAGAAACGTGTAACTGACGAAGGTACACGAGAATCTAACGAGCAAGCTAGAAAGAATGCTGAAACAACGAGAGGTAATGCAGAATCCGAACGTGTGATCGCAGAAACGGCTCGCAAGTCTGCCGAAAGTACGCGATCATCCGAAGAAGATAAGAGAAAGTCTGCCGAAACCGCACGTGCCACGGCTGAAACTGGACGTTCCTCTGCTGAAACGAAAAGAGTCCAGAATGAAGATGCACGCAAATCTACCGAAGAAGCACGTGTTATAGCGGAAGGCAAGCGGGTAACTGCTGAAACTGGGCGTGTTGATACAGAAGCTAAACGTGTCTCGGATGAACAAACACGTGTAACTAATGAAGATGCACGTAAGACTGCCGAAACAGGCCGTTCCTCTGCTGAATCTGAACGTGTAAAGGAAGAAGATAAACGAAAAACGGCTGAAATGGCACGTTCTACTGCCGAATCAGGTCGCATAACAGCAGAAGATAAGCGGAAAGTAGATGAAGCGACAAGGGAAACGAATGAAACCTCACGTGTGGCTGCCGAATCTAACCGTGTTACCGTCGAATCCGAACGAGTATCTGCCGAAACTGCCCGCAAGTCAGCGGAGGCAGACCGGGTATCAGAGGAAAACAAGAGAAAGGCAGCTGAAACTTCTCGGGTTACTGCTGAAACTTCCCGTTCGTCAGAAGAAGACAAGAGAAAGCAGAATGAAGATGCGCGTAAAACTGCGGAAGGTACTCGCGGATCAAATGAGGCTAAGCGTGTAAACGCTGAAACGGAACGTGTCGAAGCAGAGTCTCAACGTAAGTCAGAGTATGCCGGTATTGTGCAGGAAATGACACAGGCAACAGAAGAAGCCACGGCAGAGCTTGAAGCCGTTAAGAAAGCTACTAACGATGCAAATGCCGCTAAAAATGCGTCTGATGAGCAGACAGCCCTCGCTAAGAAAGCCACGGATGCGGCTAATACTGCGGCTGGTAGTGTTAATGAAGCCAAAGAAGGAGCTAAGATTGCAGCGGCAGGCGCCAATGCCGCTAAAGCTGAATCGGAAGCTCAAACTGCCTTGGCAAAGAAAGCGACAGATGATGCAAATACGGCCAAGGATGCATCTGTTATACAAACAGGGTTAGCAAAGAAAGCCACGGACGATGCGAACGCTGCTGCATTGGCGGCTAACAATGCGGTTTCGGGAGTTGACGCAAAAGTGAAAGCTGCAGTCGATGCGCTTGTTGCCGGTGCTCCGGATGCTCTCGATACACTTATTGAATTGGCGAATGCCCTTAACAATGATCCTAACTTTGCCACGACGATGGCAACAGAGCTAGGAAAGAAACTTAATATTTCTGATATTGTTAATAATCTGACAAGTGGTGGAACTGCCAAGGTCCTTTCCGCAGAACAGGGAAAAGCGTTGAAAGCTGCTTTGGATGCCCACAACCATACCGGAGTTTATGAACCTGTTATCTCAAAGAATACAGCTTTCAACAAGAACTTTGGTACCACTGCCGGAACAGTATGCCAGGGAAATGATTCACGGTTGAGTGATGTCCGCACTCCCAAGGCTCATACGCATAAGAAAGCGGATATCAGTGACTTTCCTACCTCAATGCCTGCAAGCGATGTACCAGCATGGGCGAAGGCTGCTAGTAAACCTAGTTACACAGCGAGCGAAGTAGGTGCATCTCCATCTAATCACAATCATGCTGGTACATACGAACCTGCATTCACTAAAAACTCTGCTTTTAATAAGAATTTTGGTAGTGCCGACGGGACTGTTTGTGTGGGAAATGATGCACGTCTAAGTGATGCCCGTACACCGAAAGCGCATACACATAAGGTTTCAGATATTAGCGATTTCCCTTCTTCTATGCCGGCAAGTGATGTTTCATCGTGGGCGAAGCAGCCGAATAAACCTTCATATACAGCTTCCGAGGTTGGTGCTTCTCCGTCTAATCATACTCATGCCGGAGTGTATCAGCCAGCAGGTAGTTATGCAGCGAGTTCGCATACACATGGAGCAACGGATATTACTCCGGATAGTACTCACCGCTTTGTTACCGATACAGAAAAAGAGACCTGGAACAGTAAGGCTGCGGGAAACCATAATCATGATTCTACGTATCAACCAAAAGGGAATTATGCAGCTTTATCACATAAGCATTCGGCATCTGACATCACGGATGATATTACACATAGATTTGTAACGGATTCTGAAAAGGCTAATTGGGATAGTAAAGCTGCAGGAAATCACAACCACGATTCAGTATACCAACCTAAGGGTAGTTATGCTGCAAGTTCTCATAAACATACAGCGACGGACGTTGAAGAAGATTCGACTCATCGTTTTATGACGGATGCAGAACGTACAAAACTTAGTGGAATAGCCTCCGGAGCTAATAATTACTCTCATCCGGCTTCTCATTCAGCATCAATGATTGAAGAAAGTACTACAAGAAAATTTATGACTGACGCAGAGAAAACTTTACTAAGTTCTCTCGGAACTAATGCAACTCAAGTAGCTAGTCAAAATTTGGGACAAAACGGATATGTCAAGTATAGTAATGGCTTATTAATGCAATGGGGAACAAGAGCTGGAGCAACGGGGACAACTAGTCTGTATTTCCCTACCAGCTTCTATGATACTAATTACAACGTTTATCTTACTGGAGGGATAAACGTTACAGGTGAATCATTTGTGTATGCTCCGGGTTATGACCCTAATAATAAGAATAAATCATATTTTAAATTCCTTACCCGTGGAATAAATTCAACTCCGGCTATCGTTTGGACTGGCTGGGATTTTACATGGTTTGCGATCGGTCGCTGGAAATAATTTAAAAACAAATATCATGAAGTATTGGAAACAAGGATTTTATGACGAGCCTATAGATGGTTCGGTAGAAATTACAGAAGAGCATTATCAGGAGTTATTGGTAGGACAATCGGCCGGGCTACTCATAGCTGAAAGCCAAAAGGGATATCCGATCTTAGCTATATATGAACCCTCTATTGAAGAGATTAGAGCACACAAGCTCAATGAATTAAGTCTATATGATTCCTCTGATATGGTGAATCAGTTCTGTATAGATAATACGCATGGATGGTGGAATAAAGCTACTCGTGTAGGTCTTATGAACTCTATTGCAATCGAAAGGGCATCCAGACGATCTGAAACAAATATCTGGCTGGGTGATACTCTATTTGTTTTGCCTGTTAAAAAGGCTATTGATATGTTACAGCAGATAGAATTATATGCCCTTATGTGCTACAATACAACACAAGGGCATATTAACGCTATTAATCAGCTAGAAACGAAAGAGGAAATCGAAGCATACGACTTCAAGACAAACTATCCGGGGAAATTGAGTTTTACAGGATAACCTATTTTGAAATTGTAGTTTTCTACTTCTTGAATAGTCTGCAATGATCTGACTGCTGCAATGTGCGATTGTGTTACATTGTAGCAGTTTAGTGCATACATTTCAATCTCATTCAGCATTGCTAAAGCGTCCGGAATGGGAATGATATATTTTATTGCATCATACCACAGGATTGTATGCGTTTTCCCTGCATTTTTCTCAATCGAAATTGAGTTAAATAATCCAACACGTGTGGATTTGTCTAACCATACACTTTTCCTTTGAATTTTAAAAGAATTGACATTGGCCGATTTGTCAAATATCTGTATTTCAGATATTTTCATTTTTCGCACTTCTTCGATGTCGTACTCATATTCTACCAATATTGGGTAGCAATTCTTACTTTCAACTATAATCAACCCTGCTGATTGCCCTGCTAATAACTCTTGATAATACTCTTCTGTTATTTCTACTGAACCGTCTACCGGTTCGTCATAGAATCCTTGTTTCCAATACTTCATAATTTATAATTTAGTTATTTCCAACGTCCTATTGCTATCCAACTATACTTTGCCCTGGAAACTCCTGTTCCTGAACTTGAACCAAAATTTCTATCCATTTTAAAACTACTAATAGTTGGATTAATTAATGGTGTAGCAGTATATACATTTCCATCATAAGCATCTTTAATAATACAGCCTTGGATAATGTAATCAGTATTACAAAAAGAAAGAGGCATGTAAATTGTAACCGTGGTAGCCGTTGAACCAAGTTGCTTCCCCCATTGGATCAACAACCCATTACTTAGTTTTACATATCCATTTTGTGCTTTTTCATTCCATAGATTTTGTGATTCTAATTGTATAGCATTAGTCCCGAGAGAACTTTGCCAAATAATTGCGGCAAAAATCAATACTATTTTTCTACTAAAATAATCCATAATCAAATTGATGTTATAATATTTTCTACTTCCATCTTCCTATTGCGATCCATCCGAATATCTCCCCAGCTTCAATTGTTGGACCTACCGAATAGACTTTGAAATAAGATATATTTTTCCCATTTATCATTTTTACTATCGAATTCATAACAGAAGAAATAGCAGTAGTTACTACAACATACGAGGTATTATAAAAACTAGTAGGAAAGTAAACTATTTGATTTACCCCATTTCCTCCAGTTCCCCACTGAATCAATAACCCATCCGGTAGCTTATAATACCCATTCTGTCCGAGGTTCTTTGTCGTAACATTGGAAAAATCTTTCAGTGCAGCGTTCGTCCCGAGAGAACTTTGCCCAAAAAGAAGCACTAAGACGAGCAATATTTTTCTACCAAGTTTGTACATAGCTTGATTTTATTATAATAAATTTACTTCCACCGTCCAATAGCAAACCAATTAAAGCCCCCCCAAAATGCACCGTTATTCACATCTGTCGAATGGTACAAGCCGAACATTAAAAATGAAGATTTATTTTGAGTCCAGACATCTCCTGTATAATTCGTCGTATCATCTACAGTTCTCTTCATTGTAACCAATACGGAATAATTAGTATCATAAAAGGATGTCGGCAGATATATTGTTTTATTCCGTCCTGATGAGCTGCTGTATCCCCATTGAATCATTAAGCCGTCTGGCAACTTATAATATCCGTTTTGTGACAGATTTTTTGTTGAAACATTGGAAAAATCTTTCAACGCACAATTTGTTCCGAGAGAACTTAGGTATAAAAACAGGCTTTGAATGGGGGGGGGAAGGCTATTTAAACTTTATTTGGTTACTGACTTATATTGTTCTTATTCTTTATTTTCTATTTTTTATCTTTGTATATGTGTTTAATAAACGCTTATTTATTATCTTTGAGCCGAACATATTTCATTGATTGATAGCTTATAATAGATATGATTACTTTATATAATGGTTCAGAAGAAATAAAGCTCGAAGTAAAAGATGAAAGCTACTCTTATGAAGCTATCATGGGAGAAGATACACTCACTTTGTATTTTTCTCATCCTGGATACTTGGAAATACCGGTTGGCTCTTGGTGTGACTTCTACGGAAAGCGTTATTCTTTGAAGAAGGATAGCAATTTCAAGAAAAACGGTGAACGTAACTTCGAATATACACTGATTCTTGAAACTGGCAAGGCTGATACGATGTTGTGGAAAGTACGCCATACCGTTGACAGAAGTATTAAATTCTCATATACAGCTAAGGCACACGAACATCTACGTCTACTTGTTGAGAACCTGAACCGTCGGAGTACCGGGTGGAAAGTCGGTGATTGTATCGAGGGAACGGAGAAAGTAATCAACTACAATCACACCTATATACTTGACGCTTTAAACCAGCTAGCGGATACGTATGAAACGGAATGGCAGATTACCGAAGAAAACAATATAAAAACTGTTCATCTGCGTAAAGTTGAGTATAACAAGGAGAGCCCTTTGAAACTATCGTATGGTAAAGGTCACGGATTTAAAGTCGGTGTTAGTCGGGAGTCCGGAGATATACCACCCGAAATAATTTTGGTAGAAACTTCTGATCGCAACATTGATTACTCAACATACGGAGCTAAGAATCTGTTACTCCCAAAATCAAAGACCCTTATTTACGAAGGACGGACGTATAAAACTGATGCGGACGGGACTTGTGTCATGCGTGCTGACAAAGAACTTACTACCGCCAAGGAAGATAGCTTGGATTGCACGGCTATTTATCCTTCCCGTGTCGGTACCGTCAGTTCTGTAATTGAAGTCAACAAAGAGAATAACTTCTTTGACTTTGTAGACAAAGACATCCCCGAAGAGTTGAATTTCGAAGATTGTCTCATCGCTGGTGAAAGTATGACTGTCATTTTCCAAACAGGTACGCTTACCGGCAAAGAGTTCGAAGTAAAGTACATTCATGAAGCGAAAGACAAGAAAGAGGCACGTCGATTTGAAATTGTTCCACAAGAAATTGACGGTATAACCATGCCGGAGCCGAAAGTCTGGCGTCCGAAAGTGGGTGATACATATGCGGTGTTCGGTATCCAATTGCCGAAAGCCTATATCTGTGACAATTCTACACAGACTGGTGCGAGCTGGGAAGCTTTCAAGGAAGCAGCCAAATACCTGTACGAGCATGAAGATAAGAAGTTCACATTTACCGGCACGCTCGATGGAATTTGGGCTAAAAAACGCTGGTTGCAGATTGGTGGTAAAATAGTACTCGGAGGGTATGTTGATTTCTATGACACACAATTTCATCCAGAAGGTTCCCTTATCCGGATGATCGGAATTAAACGTTTTGTGAATAATCCGTATTCACCCGAAATAGAGTTGTCAAACGAACCGGTCGGTACGTCTGTTTCAAGTGATTTGAATAAGATTGAGACAAACAAAGTGGAGGTGGATGCCAAGCATAAGGACGCCCTGCAGTTTACTAAACGTCGGTTCCGTGACGCAAAGGAAACGATGTCTATGCTTGAAGATGCACTGTTGAACTTCTCCGGCTCTGTCAATCCGATAACCGTTTCAACCATGCAACTGCTTGTAGGTGATGAAAGCCTGCAATTCCGTTTTGTTAATTCAAAAACGAATCCGGCACAGGAATCTCACAATATCACCTATAATGCCAATACTAAGATACTGAACGCTCCGGCAGGAATCCTTCAGCATTTAACACTCGGTATCAGTTCTCTTTCTTCCTCTCATAAGGCAGACGAATATAAGTACTGGGATATGGCTGAATACAATTCTCCGACACTCATTGACCCGGAAAAGAAATATTATCTATATGCTAAAGTTGGCAAGGAGAATCAAGCCGGAACATTCCTCTTGAGTGAAACAGCTATTAAAATGGAACAGATAGCTGGATATTATCATTTGCTCACTGGAGTGCTTAACAGCGAGTATGAAGGTAGTAGAAGTTTTGTTTCCCTTTATGGCTTTACAGAAGTTTTGCCTGGACGAATAGCTACTGACATGGTAGTGTCTTCCGATGGCTTGAACTTCATTGATTTTGTCAACAATTCGTTTAGAGTTGGTAATAATGAACAATTTATAGATTTCAACTCAAAGGGAGATGGCAAATTGCGACTAAAAGGATCCATTATTCAGAGTGGAAGTGGAGAAGAAAGTTATATCGGTTGTTTTAGAGGTGTGTATAATAATTTATATACATATTATGAAGGAGATGAGGTTACTTATGATGATGGGAACGGTGCTTCTTCTTACAAATTTATTAGCAAAACTCCTTCAAAGGATATTGTACCTACTAATAAATCCTATTGGATTATTATTGCTTCTCATGGTAATAAAGGTGATAAGGGGGATGACGGAACAAACGGAGATCATATAGAATATGTTTATATGACAAAAGCTACGCAGCCCACAACTCCGTCCGGCAGTGATATTCCCCCATACGGATGGAGTTCAGTACCTACATCTCCCAATAATACAATGCATGTTTGGATGTCACAGGTTAAGGTAAGTGGCGCAGGTGTTGTAGGAGAATGGAGCACTCCAATACGTATTAGCGGAATTAATGGAAAAGATGGAGCAGATGGTACAGATGTTGAATTTATCTATAAACAAACCACTATATCCACACCTCCGACCAAACCTGAAACATCCCAAGAAGTGGACTATGTACCTTTGGGGTGGTCGGATAATCCTCAAGGAGTTAATTCTACCTATTTATATGAATGGATCTGCGTACGATATAAAATTGCTGGCGTATGGGGAGAATTTTCATCTCCTGTTGTTTGGTCTAAATGGGGAGAGAAAGGTATGGATGGAGATGGGTATGAATATATTTACAAGAGAACTACTGCGTCTACATCTCCCTCTCGTCCTACTGAAATATCACAAACCGATGATTTTATACCTGATGGGTGGGCGGATGATCCTAGAGGTGTTACATCAACATATATTTACGAATGGGTATGTGTTAGAAAGAAAACAAATGGCGTATGGGGAAGATTCTCTTCCCCAGCTGTATGGGCAAAGTTCGGTCAAGATGGAAATGACGGTTCGGATGGTGCGTATTTTGAATATCGGTATGCTAAGAATGGTTCAAATACAACGCCGCCGGAATTACTAAATACATCCGATATTCCGAATGGCTGGGATACTGTCATTCCTGCATTAAGCACCCTTGAATACTTATGGTGTACTATTGCAAAGAAATCGGCAAATGGGACATTGCTACAAAAATGGAGTGTACCATTAAGAGTAAATGGAGTAGATGGAGGTAAAGGCGATAAAGGAGAACCAGGGGATAAAGGGGAAAGTCCTGCAACTGTTTTTAGAGGAGTTTATAGCGATTCAAATACATATTACGGCACTAAATACAGACTTGATGTAGTTAAGTACAATGATGTATATTATGTTACTCGGATAGATGCCGGGGTATTCTTTGGGAAAACTCCTACAGATACGAGTAAATGGAATACCTTCGGTGCACAGTTTGATAGTGTAGCTACACAGTTGTTGTTAGCAGAATATGCTAATTTAGGTGGATTAATTTTCAAAAACGAAAAACTAATATCACAAACTGGATATATAGGCGATGCCCCTTCAGATGAGTTTGAGAATGATAATTTTGCTCCTAATATAGAAATAGACGGTAAGAATGGAGGGATTTATTTGAATGGTTTTTTTGCCAGCAGGTTTTCGACTTCTTATGAAACAACGAAAGATAAATATCCGAAAACGATGAACTTCATAGTAAAAGATAACACAAGCTTAGATTTTGTTTTACCTAACTCCGAAATGTATATAGGCTCAATTTTAACGGTATATCTTGATAAAAACATCACCATAGGTGGCGGTGTGCGAATAGGTAGTGCTAGTGACTACGGTATTGTATCATATAAAGGAAATGGTATTTCATTATTTGTGAAAAACAAGGGTACTATTGTAAGATTAATGGCTACCAGATTTGAATCAAACAGGCTACAATGGGAACTTATTAATTTTGACTCTAAACACTTTTCTTTTGTCGATGTAGCAGGAGGAGGCGTAATGTTAGACAGGTCAGTGGTTTCTTCAGAAAGAAGTTTTTCCGATTTACCAAGCCTATTTAATTATTGGAATACAATATAGTTATGAATTGGATAAATAAAATTAGGCATTGAAACGAAGTATTAATTTAAAATTATAAATGGTTATGGATTATTTCAAAAACTTACTTATTGGATTGATTACCGGTATAGCTGCTTATCTCAATCCTATCTCTGGGGAGATCAAAAGTCTTATTGCTGTATTTGCCCTCAATTTCATTTGTGGACTGCTTACTGCACTCCTTATCAATCATGAGAGTTTTTCTTTTAAAAAAGCTTGGAGGTGTATCGTAGAAGCAACCATTTTCTTTGCCTTGGTTAGTTGTATCTATTTTATAGGTGAGCATAAAGGAAATCCGGAAGGTGCTCTGCAATGTGTCTCATTTATTACGTACAGCGTATTTTATTTCTATGGAGTAAATATTCTTCGAAACATAAAAGAGATTTTACCTAACTCTAGTAATGGTTACAAGGTAGTAGCTTTCCTGCATTACGTACTAAGTGTCGAGTTTATAAAGAACATACCATATTTAACGAACTATCTGCAAAAAGGAGGTGCTAAATGATTGAAGTCATGGAGTTCATTTTTCAAGATTTTTGGCATTGGTTAGGAACAGTGATTATGATAGCTGTCATTTGCCATGTCAAATTGATTAAAGTTGGTCCATTAACTAAAAAGGAGGAAAAGAAATGAAAACTATTGATGCAATTATCATCCATTGTTCTGCCACACGTGCCGGGCAGGATTTACGCGCAAAGGACATTGACCGGATGCACAAGCAAAGAGGCTTTAGCCAGATCGGTTATAACTTTGTCATTGACCTGGATGGAATGATTGAAGAAGGTAGACCGCTCACAGTTGATGGAGCACATTGTAACACCAAAGGTTTCTCGGAATCTTCGTATAACAGACATTCTATCGGTATTTGCTACATAGGTGGCTTAGATGCAGCCGAAAAACCTGCCGATACTCGTACTTCGGCTCAAAAGGCAGCATTACGTGAACTGGTAGCGAAGCTTTGTAAAGAATATCCTATAATCGAAGTGCTCGGACATCGAGATACTTCGCCTGATCTGGATGGCAGTGGGGAGGTTGAACCGGTAGAGTACATCAAGGCATGCCCCTGTTTCGATGTACGAAGTGAATTCTCCAACTTCTTGCGCAATACAGTTATCCGGCCATGAATCGATTAATCTACATTATCATATTGTTGACGTTAGCAATATGTTTCACATCCTGCGGCAGTCATCGTTCGAACATGAAGCAGGATATTTCCACCGATGTAGCAGTTGAAACCCATCGAACGGATTCTGCGTCGTCTGATAAGAACGTACAGGTAACGGAATCTGGTAAAGTGACAGAGGCGGTTGAATCGTATGAGGTAAATTACGATACGGACAAACCTATTGACCCTGCTACCTGTAAACCTCCTATAAAGTCGGAGAAGTGGACCGGGGCTAATAAGAAGTCAGAGTATAACCGACAGGAGAATATTGCAAATAAAGAAAATTCGATTTCCGATGAATCGACGTTTGCCCGGCAAAAGGAAAACGTTCATTTGGAAGCTAGTAAACAAAAAGATGAATCAACTATATTAAAACAGATCGGATGGGCCGGAGTGGGAGCTGCTCTGCTTATTATATCTTGTATTATTGCCTGGTTAGTGTACAAGAAGAAAAGAAAAAAGAATAACCAATAACCAGACCTTCCGGGGCTTGAAAAAAAGAAAGCCCCCAGCCGTTAGTAAAGTGCTCTAACCTACCTACTAACAATATGCGACATGCCGCACAGCCGGGGGCTTAATACCCTCTGCTGCGACATGTCGCAATTGCGTTGTGTAGGAAGGTTAGAGACTACAAATATAGTTACTAACGGTTAACTTGCAAAATAATGAAGAGGAATAATGCTGACCGAGTATTGGATGAAAGGCTTCGGGCAGGTAGAAAGGCATTGAAATACATTCAAGGTAAATCTGATGAAATGCAAACCTTCATTTATAGCTATTTGAATTTTCCAGAAATAGAGTCTCCTGTGGATTATATAGGAAAGACTTTAAAGAAGGATAATAATTTGTAGATTATATAGGTAATTTCTATCTTTGTAGCGACACTGATGTCATAATCAGTGTTGCGTTAAATTGGCCGTCTGGGATGTGAATTTCGGACGGTTTTTTAGTAAAGTTGTAAATGTTCTACTATTGTTCTACAAAAATAATGTTAATTGAATGTTAATCCCTTTATTAATAGTAATTATAGAGGTATTTAATGTGAGATTCCGGTTCTGAAGGTCGTGCGTTTGAATCGCACCGGGGTCACAGAAAAATCCCTTGATAATCAGTTGATTATTGAGGGATTTCTGTTTTCTTATACCTTGTAGAACTGGGTTGAAATAGCAGATTTACCTCTTGTAGTTGGTAGTTGTTGGTTAATTGTTGGTGGAAAATATGATACCTAACATGCTGACATTCAAGGCAGAAATCAGAAAGAATGAGATGAAAGTTGGTGGAACTTTCAATGTGAAGATTAGAGTAACCTATAACAGAGAGGTTAAGAGGTTGGCTACTCATATCTTTGTAAGAACAGAAGACCTGACTAAGGACTTCAAGTTAAAGAATCTAAAGTACATCAAGGAAGCTGACAAATTAGTCAGATACTATGAAGAGTTATGCATGGGGCTTCCATTAGAGGCTTCCAATTTAACCTTAAGTGATATAATTGATTATATCCAAAAAGAGAAGGAGAAGAATATTCCTATTGACTTTATCCAGTTCTGTAAAGACTGGTTAACAACTACAGAGGTCAAAGGTAAGAGGAATTATCAAACTGCCCTTAATACCTTTATAGCCTTTTTAGGAAAGGATAAACTGAATACCAACCAAGTTACCAAGTTGTTAATGATGGAGTTCATGGAATACCTTCACAAGAAAAGGGCTAAACAAGTAGCAGAACTTCAGAAGAAAGGAAAGAGAATACCTTCCAACAGAATGGTATCTTTATACATGGGGAGTATCAGACATCTATTCAATGAAGCCAAGAAGAAGTATAATGACTATGACAGGAATGTCATTAGAATACCTAATTCACCTTTTGAGAATTTGGAAATACCAAAACAGGAAGCAACTAGGAAGAGGGCATTATCAGTAGAGTTAATCAAGAAGATATGGGAACTGCCTTATATCATCAATACCAATGGCAGGGAAAGGTTGTGTCCTTTCAACTTAGCCAAGGATTGTTTCATTCTCTCCTTCTGCCTAATAGGGATGAACTCTGCTGACTTGTACAACTGTACTGAAATGGAAGGTGGTTCAATTACTTATTACAGGACTAAGACTACAGACAGGAGACTTGACAAGGCTAAGATGAAAGTAGATGTTCTTCCTATCCTGTTACCTTTAATGAAGAAATATGAAGATTACACCCAGAAGAAGGTGTTCTGCTTCTATCACCTCTATTCTACTTTCAAGAACTTCAACAGAGCCATCAATCTTGGGCTAAAGCAGATTGGCAAGATACTAAAAATTGATGATTTGGAGTACTATGCTGCAAGGCACTCATGGGCTACATTAGCTGTTAACAAGGTAGGCATTGATAAGTACACTGTTCATGCTGCATTGAATCATATTGATGAGGCTATGAGAGTTACTGACATATACATTGAAAGGGACTTCAAGATAGAGAATGAAGCTAACAAGAAAGTGGTTGAGTATGTATTTAGCAACCATAATGAGTAGTCTTGTCCAAAAGTGAAGTAAGTTTAACACAAAAGAACCTCTGTAATTGATTGAATTATGGAGGCTCTTTAGTATATTTGTTCACTTACAATCTATATACTAACTACAAACTAAGTGAGATATGAGCAAAGAAGATGAACTGGCAAAAGAACAAGCAGAAGTAGTACCTAATACCTATGGTGACTTACATGATGCACCTTTAGAGTACATTGAGATATTATCCTCTGGGAAAGTAGGAGAAACTAAAACCATACCTCAAGACACAGTAATAACTAGTTTGGATAACCTACTATTTGGCAGAGCACCAGAAGTAATAAGAGAAGAAGTCAGTGACTCCTTCTGGAATCTGGCTGACTTCATAGATAAGATGCCTCATGGTATTGTAGACAAGAAGATACCAGGTATTGGAGCTACTACACTTGAAATAAACTCAAAGAGAAACTCAATCATAGTCTTTCCTACTAAGGCTCTGGCTTATGGCAAACACTCAAAGCATTCTAATACATTATATGTAGGTAGTGAGATTAAAGGTGAAAAGGAAAAGGTCACTAATCAGCAGATTGAGGAATACTTGGCTAAAGATGGATACAAGAAACTTCTAGTAGTTGCAGACAGTCTAGGTAGACTATTAGGTATCATAGGAAAAAACTATAAAGACTACTTCCTTATGATTGATGAGATTGATGTTCTCCAGACTGACAACAACTTTAGACCTCAATTGGAGAATGTGATTGACTACTACCTTATGTTCCCATTAAAGAACAGATGTATGGTAACAGCTACTATGAAGGAGTTCAGCAATCCACACTTAAAGACTGAATGTAGGTTTCCTATAACATGGCAATACAATACCCATAGAAATATAGACTTACTACATACAGATAATGTCACACAGGCTGTCATAGAAAAGGTTATCTCCCATCCTACAGAGAAGGTGTTCATTGCCTATAACTCCATACTCCAGATAAGAAACATTATATCATCACTAGATGAAGAAACCAGAAAGGAATGTGCTATCCTATGTAGTGAGGCATCCATAAAGGAAGCAGGAGAATACTTTGCACCTAAATTGGGGGACAATGATACCTTACCTGCTAGGATTAACTTTGCCACCTGTTGCTACTTCACTGGTATAGATATAGAGGATAGTTACCATCTAATCACTGTATCAGATGTAAGAAGAAGTCACTCAATGTTGACCTTAGATAGAATGACACAAATACATGGTAGATGCAGAAAGGATAATGGAGTACTAAGTGAAACTATCATATATAATACCTTAGGATATGTATCAGTAATGGAAAGTATGGATAGCTATGCAGTCACCCTCTTACATAAAGCTAAGAAGGTGCTCAAAGTAATAGAATCAGCAGATGATATTATGCAAGGTGACCATACCCTAACTGATCTGTTTGCAATGGTCAAAGAAGCCATAAGAGAGAAAGCACAAGAAAGAATTGCAGGGAATGAGTTAATCAATCTAATTAGGCAAGATGTGAATGGAAAGTATGTGCCTGCCTACCTCAATATAGATTACATCATTGAAAGAACCGAGTTGTATGCCTCATACTTCATGCCTGAAACACTGAAAGAAGTACTAAGTAAACAGGTTAAAATCATTAGCTACAAATCCCTGAAGTATGATGCATCTCCAAAGCAAAGTAGCATAGAAAAGGCTAATAAGGATGCACAAAACAAACTAACAGACAGCAATATCCAAGATGCCATAAAATACATCAAAACATTATCAACCACAGGACAGTTGAATGATAATACCTTGTACTCATATACTAGACATTGCAGAAGTAAAACTAAGATATTCTTAGAGAGATTCATTAAGCTATATAGGTATGTTGACCTTGATAGTCTGCTACATCAACTATGGGAAAGTAGAACAAGTAACAGTGTAGTCTTCAAGAACCTCAATAATACAGTCATGTACTGGGCACTAGATGAAGAGCATCCTTTCAAAGTTGCTATAAGAAGAAGTCTCACCTTAAATAAGAGCTATTCAGCAAGTGAGATACAAGAGATATTAGCTCCTATAGTTCAGTATCATCTACATAAGGTACTGAAACCAAGAAAGTATGTAGTCTTATTGAAAAGTATGTATGCTACTGATAGAACATCTAGGAATAAATACACCATCAGAGGAGAGAATCCAAGAGGTTTTAAAGAACATACTGGCAGGATAGCTACCAAGGAGAATAATTTGTTAAAGCTATTTATGTTATAGAAAGTTAATAAACAACCAAATAAATGATAAGGATGTTGGTATTACTGATATTATTTGCTATATTTACACCTGATAATCAGGTATTTATAGAGTGATTCACCTCTAATATGACATTAACTATCAACAGAACCAACCTTAGGGTCAAATATCACCCTATACTAATTACCTTTAGTCCTTTATTACTGTAGGTAATTAGTATGGAGTGGATTTTGACCCCTCTAAAACAAGAATTAATGACAACAGCAAAACCATACACTATCATCCCCATTGAAGCTTGCAGGTACTTCAATCCAAAGCAGCTCTACCTGTTAGCAGGTCTGTATATCAATGCCCACTACCAAAGAGGAAGTAACTACATGACAACAGATACTACTTTCAGCCAGTTGTCAGAGCTTACAGGAGTAAACACAGATTATATCAAGGACTCCTTTATCCCCAGACTAAAGGAACTAGAAGATAAAGGATATAGAGTAGAAACTATACAGCAGCAAAGAGAGATTAGAAGGAATATTTATTATCTACCTAATCCACCAGAGAATTTCAGGATTATATGGGCTGAGTTATTTAATGACAGCTCTTTAAATCCAGAAGAGAAAGGAGTTATGATAGGGTTATACTGCCTTTGTGTTAACAATGAGTTCAGGATAGACCTATCAGATAAACTCATTTATAGTCACTTGGATATGGCAAAGAACACATATAAAAAGTATAGAGACCTACTGATTGAAAAGAAAGTAATCTGGTCTTCCTATGATGTTCCAATGAAACTAGTAGGGACTGAACACATGGAAGCTAAAGTCCTTCTGTACCCTCACTTGGGTTACAATACTTGGATAGACAAAGTTACATCAGATGTACCAGATGATGATGAAATCAAGCATTACCTTGATACTATTAATGATGAATGAATGATACAGACCCCAATACCCCCTGTTTTCACACCAGAAGACAGGGGCTTTCTATATCTGTACATAACTAATATATAGCACTCCCTACTGTCATCTGATATACTGTCTCCCTGATATTTTTAATTTTTATTTTCAATTTCTGTAAACTTGATACCTACAAGTGCACTCTAAGTCACAAAGTCTCCCTCCCCTTACCTTAGGAGTGGGATATCCCCCTCTGCAACAATAATAAAAATACAATTATGGAAAAGTTAAAGTTCTTAGAGACAGTGACAGTGAATGAGTTCAAGGCTCAAAAGGGAGTAAGCAAGATTGAAATCAAGCAGAATCCTCATACAGGTAAGTGCTTCTTTGTTTATGGTTGTGAAACAGGTGCAGTTAGTGACAAGTTCCTTAATGGAGAGGTTACCAATCCTGTTATCTCCCAAGTATGTTCACCTGATACAGGTGACATGTTTTATATGCTGCATCAGAGAGGTGAAGGTGGAGCTATGACACTGGCAACTCTATGATGAGTGTCAATGTAGACCTCAAGGAGGCAGGTTCATTAGGACTTGCTTCCTTTTTTCTTTATGAATTATACATCAACTATTAATATTATTCAGATATGTTGAACTTAAGAGTTTCATCCAAGAAGCAGGCTAAAATTAAGCTTGCTCTACAAGGCTGTGCAGGTTCAGGCAAGACCTATTCAGCATTACTTTTAGCTTATGGTTTATGCAATGACTGGACTAAGATAGCCATCATTGACAGTGAACATGGAAGTGCAGACCTTTATGCTCACTTAGGTGCTTATAATGTATTAAGTCTAAGTGATAATTTTACACCTGAAACTTATATACAAGCTATTGAAATATGTGAAGGTGCAGGCATGGAAGTTATCATCATTGATAGCATTTCCCAGTGTTGGGATAACTTGCTTGAATATCATGCAGGATTACAAGGTAACAGTTTCACCAATTGGCAGAAGGTGACACCCAGAATCAATGCTTTTATGCAGAAAGTATTGCAGTCTGGAAGCCATGTAATATGCACTATGAGATGCAAACAGGACTATGTTCTAAGTGAGAAGAATGGTAAGATGATACCGGAGAAAGTAGGACTTAAAGCTGTCATGAGAGATGGTATAGACTATGAGTTTACCATAGTCTTTGACATCAACATGAAGCACCAAACTATTGCATCTAAAGACAGGACAAACCTGTTTATAGGTAAGCCAGACTTTACCATTACACCTGCTACAGGTCAGATAATACTTGATTGGTGTAATGATGGTGTCAATCTGGAGATGATAAGAAGTAAGATTAACAGTAGTAAAACCATTGAAGAACTGACCGCCATCTATCATCAATTTCCTGAATGGTATCAGCAGTTAACATCAGACTTTATGCAGAAGAAAGCAGCACTTCAGGTACAAAAGAATCAACCAACTATTAACTATACCCCTAATTACATTAGATATGGAAACAATGCAGTTGCAACCAGTCAGAGCTAATCTGATATACCCTAATAGAAATAAGGTAGATAATCCTTATATTCAAACAGTTGAGCCAATAGAAATCATCAACACAGGCATTATATCAACAAATCCTGTGGAAGCTGAACCAATAAGCACCAGAGAAGGCAATAAGTTACCTTTTATTGAGGCTAATACAAAGGAAGTAACCATGCAGTACCTCAAGGAAGAATGTATCACACCTGTATTCTCTAAAGATAATGAGGTTACTATATCACACTCCAGTTTCATTGAAACAGTATGGGAAGCAGCTAATAAGGTGTTCTCCAATGAGAGAATAGAAGAACCTGCCATCAGGGTAAGCCATGTTATCAAAGGTAGGATACCGGAAGCTATTCATAAACCAGTGAATCAATTACTGGAATCAGATAAAACCATTTACTTTGAGAGAATGATGTTCTGTTTTGAGATACCTACCATATATGAGGATATTGCAGGTAACAGACTGAATTTAACCATAGGTGGAGTTAGGGCTTATAACCATGAGAACCTCTACAGCAAGAAGGGTGCAGAGAAGTTCAAGGTATTTATAGGTTTCAAGAACTTAGTCTGCTGTAACATGTGTGTATCAACAGATGGTTACAGGTCAGAATTAAAGGTTATGAGTACTGCTGAACTATTGAATGCAGTGATGAGGCTGTTCCAAGAGTACAATATAGCCCAACACTTGTATTATATGTCAGCTTATAAGGATACTTATATGAGAGAGTCCCAATTTGCACAATTCTTAGGCAGATGCAGATTATATCAGTTCTTACCAGTAAACCAGAAGAAGAAGTTACTACAGATGTTAATGACTGATACCCAAATAGGATTAGTTGCCAAAGCATATTACAATGATGATAACTTTAGCACCCTTCTGGACAGCAGGGAAATCAGCATGTGGAATGTGTACAACTTACTAACTGGAGCTAATAAAAGTAGCTACATTGATAACTTCTTGGACAGGTCACTTAATGCCACCCAATTGGCAGAAGGACTTAATAAGGCTTTATATGGTGAAAGTGAATATAGTTGGTTCATTAATTAGTGTATCTTATGGACAGTATAATGAATGTGGCAGAGGTTCAATTGAGCTATAAAAGTAATGTCAAATCATCAACTAGATACAAGATAAACAGCTCACAGGATGCCTATGAACTATTGACAAAGTACTTCCCTGATGACACAATAGAATACAAGGAAAGCTTTAAAGTAGTACTACTTAATCAGTCTAACAAAGTACTGGGTATAGTACCTATTTCAGAAGGTGGAATCTCTGCAACTTATGTAGATGTAAGGCTGATATTACAAGCTGCCTTACTGGCTAATGCAACACAGGTAATATTGGCACATAATCACCCTTCTGGAAGCATGAAACCCAGTACTCTGGATGATGCTTTGACTGAAAAAGTAAGGAAGGGGGCTGAACTCATGGAAATTCATGTAGCAGACCATATAATCTTAAGTCCAGAGAAGGAGTACTATTCCTATAATGATGAAGGAAAGCTATAAACATTTAACCTTCTAAGGTCTACAATATCCTACCTTCTATTAAATCCATCCCCCTCTGCTGTTATTATACCATTATGATGGGAAATTTCTCCTGTCTCACTTTCTTGCATATTATATATACAAAGTAAGTGATGCAGAATGGCAAATCAGGGGATAGTTTTATAGAGGTTGACTGCCTCTTTTAATATAGGTTGAGGGTATTTGATTACAGGGTAAAGCGATGTACTGCTATAATAACTTAACCACTTGAGGTTCGGTGAAGTATGTAAACATGAATTATAGCAATAGTTAGTAAGTTAGACTAAATTAAATATTGATTGAATTATGTGTGAGATTATCTTGATTCTAGTGGGGTTTATCCTCACCAGTATGATACTTAAGGATTAAGAGGTTATATACCTCTTACTATGTGTTTTTATTGTTGTTGATAGCCCTAGTTCTTCATGGATTGGGGCTTTAACTAGTGTATATATGACAGCATTAGATATGATATTACAGTGGTTCATATTGATAGTTACTGGTGCTCTATTTATCAATTGAACATATAGAAAGTGAATAATTAAGCCTACCTTTGTGCAATAAGGATATAAGCCTACACCTATGGTACTGATATGGCTTTAAACCTATTAAAAGTAGCTCTCAAATGATGGTTTATTACTGGAAAGTTCTATCTTTGCAGCATGAACTAATTAAATGAGAACTAATGAAATAGAAGTTTAACAAGACATATTAGATAAAGAAGTGTTTGCTTCTTACTTGTGACAGTCCTAAAATTACCACCTTGAAGACTAACAATCACAGCAGTAAGTAGTGGATACTCATACCATTAGGTGTGGGCTTCCCTTATATTGTGTGATTGTGAGCATGTGGTAATGCTTTGGACTCCCAATAAGGTTAGGCTCACACCTTCTTTTTGTAGTATGGTTACAAAAGGAAATACCATGAAATATTATTATGTATTATTACTAACATTAGTTATTGTATCTTGTAACAGCAACCAACAGAAATCCTCCTCATCTAATAAGGAGACACCTCAACTTAGCACTGCCCAAGATTCAGTACCAGAAGGTTGGTACAATGAAACACTCACCCCTTATACAGGTAAAGATAAAGCTGAAAAGAATATGATCAGCCAAATGAATACCTACAATCAAGCCTTGTTGAGAGGAGATATAAATAATGCTTCCCTATACATATATCCTGATGTTATTAAATATTGTAAGAAGTACTATCCAGAATTATCTGATAGAGCTATTATACAAACCTTATATAAGGATATGTCAGAAATGTATCACACTTTAAAGACCACCTATGATGAGAAAGGCATTGATTACAACATCATAGTTAGTAACATAACTAACAGGGTAGCAGACAAGGAGTATATCATTATCACATTTGAAGTGGTAGGTGTACTTACACAAGGAGAGAAGTGCATTCACGACAACCCAGAAACTAATATAGGTGTATCACATAATAAAGGTAAGAATTGGACATTCCTTGCCCTTACTGATGATGTTCCTAATATATTAAGGATGAGGTTTGATGAAGAGATAATTAACAAAATAATGAATTACTAGAATTTAAAATTATGGAAATTAGGAATTTAAGCCAGGAGGAAGAGCAGAAGCTCTGTAGATTAAGGGATATGATAGTTTTAGCTTTGTCTGGAGATGGAATTTTATCAGCAGAAGAAGAGCTATGTATCAAAACTGTAATGACTATGAAATCTATAAAGTTAGACTATGTTGAATTGGTACTATCAGACCCTTTTGCTATCAAGGATAGTTATCCAACTACACATAAAGAGAAGCTAGAATACTTAGCAGACATAGTACAACTTATGATGTCTGATAATAAATGCCCCATTAAAGAAATAAAATACTGTGAAGCCATTTCAGATAAACTTGGTCTTAGCAGAGATGATTTGAGCACATGTGTAGAAGCTTGGTCTTTTGACTACCCAAAAGCAGCAGATGATTATGTTGCTAATGGTGGAATAATAGTGAGATGATTATGTGGTGGATAATAGTTATAGGAATAATAGTATTCATCATCTATAGACTTACCAAAGAGCATGATGAATATGTAGATAAACACATTACCAGCTTTGGTGGAATGAGGGTTAAGTACAAACCCCTAATAGATTACTTAATTGAACCACAAGGAGCTAGAATAGTTAAAGAAGCCAATGAATATATTGTTATATCTTCTTCTTGTTGGACAGTAAATATCAACTATTCTGCTGGAGATTTAATCATCTCTTTGAAAGGAAGCATGCCACTTATAGGGCAGTTCTCCAAGAAATGGACATATCCTTCAGGATACCCACAAGATAAAATGATAGAGGAAATGGAGAACTATATGACTTGGCTAATGGAAGAATATCAGAGACTAAGTAAAGGTTAAGATATGGAATATCATCTTTCCTTTGGATTACATAAAGCTAAATTGCCCATTATCCCTATTGAGATAAAGGAGCAATATCTTTGCTTCATCTTAGATACTGGAAGCACCTGTAATCTGATAGACAGTACTGTAGTAGAATATTTCAAGGATATAGTAGAACCAGTTGGTGACTATTGTATCAGTGGAATAGAAGGAACTAAGCACAAGGTAGACATAGTTGCTCTGCCTTTTAACTTTGAAGGTCAGGTTTATAAGCCCAGATTCTGTGTAAGACCCTTACTGGATGCTTTTAAAAGCATTGAGGATGAAAGTGGAATACAAGTACATGGCTTGCTTGGTACTGACTTCTTACTGGAAAACCAGTGGATTGTTGACTTTAGAACATTGACACTAATTCATTAACCCAATACAACACTACTATGCCAAATCCAGAACCTAACAAGTGGGCTGGTATCCTGTTGATAGCAGGTACAGCCTTACTAATCATCATCATGGTGATACTGACAATCATAGCTAGTTCTCATATGTAATAAGAAGAAAAAGGCAAATGAAGTATTTCAAGTAAGTTACTTTGAATACTTGCAACCCTGACCTTATTAAAGCTCTGATAGGGTATTTACACTCATGCCTACTTATACCAAATGGACATCTATTGAATGACACTTTAAACTAATTAAGTTATGAAACAGAAGCAAGTAACTTAGCACATCTAAGTGCTATTGGTAGCATGTTACTAGCATAATAGTAATGCTACCATTGTTGGTTAATAGTTGGTTGACCAACCCCAAAAGAGATTATTATAGGACTAGCAGCTACATGATTTACAGGAACTTATAGACTAGATTCCGGTTCTGAAGGTCGTGCGTTTGAATCGCACCGGGGTCACAGAAAAATCCCTTGATAATCAGTTGATTATTGAGGGATTTCTGTTTTCTTATACCTTGGATAACTAAAACTAAATGCAGGATTTAGCCCTTGTAATTGATTTTTGTTGGTCTATTGTTGTTCCCAAGAAACCAATGTTATATGTTGACTATCAAAGTGAAATCTTTCTTTTATCTCGTAAGAGGTTCTATTATTAGTCTTTCTTTGTATAAGAATTACAAACTAATCGTCTATTTGGGTCATCTGGAAAATCCGGATTAGTTATTTGATTATAAAATTCCCAGTCTCTTTCAAGTCTTTGGGCTACATCTATGTTGGCTGTATAGCAGATGTATTTTTTTATTTGCTACATCCAGAATGCCATAGGTAAGAATATCCTTTTCCTTTCCCTCCTTATTTATATATGTACTCTTGACCAATAATATCTTATATTTTCCGTCTTCCCGAGTACAGTATTCTTTATTGTTCTCAAGAGTATATGTGCCGGAGACATCTGTAAAATCATTGGAGGCCATTTCTACGATAATCTGTTTGGGCTCTCCTGTTTCCGGAGTGTCTGTCGAGTCATTGTTGCATGCGGATAGCAAGATGGCGGATAAGAATAATAGTTTAAGTAATTTCATCTTTATATTTTATTTGTTTTTGATCCTTTTTTTAGTCTAGTATATTATTTATAGTGCAAATGTACAGTTTTTGTGTGATATAAAAGCGGTAATGAGTAAAATAAATGTGTTTCATATTCTTGATATTTAGATTCATAATCCTTAGATAGTCAGTCATGTATTTTGCTTTGCATTTTCTCAAACCTAGTTAGTTATTATTGTATGTAGTTGCATAATTTAGCCTAAATAGAATGAAAAAGTTGATTTAAATAAAAGGATTCTCGTGAGAAATGCTAACTTTGTAGATATGAAAAAGTAAGGAATGATATTCTGTAGTAGTATGTTCATAGCTTTCCAGATGTAGACATTTGACGATAAATTATATTAATCCCAATAAATATAAATAAGAATGGAAGAAGCTAGAAAAAAGAAATGGGGTAGTGTTGCGCTGATTATCGGAGCTATTGCTTTTATCATTATTATGATTTACTTTACAGTTATTTCAAGTCTCAACATGTAA